CCGCATTCGGAAAACTGATGGCTTCATCAAATAATGTTTGTGCCCACAGTTTATTTGGCAACCATACTCGACCCGACTCTACCAAGGGTGAGGCAGCATAGGCTCTCGCTACTTTATCACGATCAGGAGTATATTCAAGTATTGGTAAACCTGCTCGTCGTAAATCTTGTATTAGCGATTGCCCACTGGCTTTCTTCTCTATTATTATAATATCTGGATCGTGTTCATCAAATGCATCTTGTGCATTAGATCGTAACTCTGGATATTCAAAACGACTACGAACATTACCAAGTAAAATTAAATTACCGATATCTCGTTCGACTCCCTCACTATCTGTTTCTGTTGTAACAAAAATACCCCAAGTTTGTATTACACTATAATCGGCAGTCGTTCTTGTTGAGAATGCCGTATCCATAGTTTGTATTATAAAATCACATTGTGGTGGATCTTGTTCATCCCATATTCTAAACCACGACTTTTTAAGAATACCCCCTTCATCTGGAACTGGGTTTTGCATATACAATGATTCCCAATATCGTGAACCATTATGTCTACGAATCTCAGCTTCATCATTCTCTAATATCTCTTTCGGTTTCCACTCTGGAAAGTATGACTCACCAACTGGTAAGTTTAATAATTTACTGCTACTATCATCAACCCACGCAGGTATCCGTATAACTTCCCAGTTCATAGCTTTATCTTCACCATCTCCTTGGCTAGATAATAACCAACCACAAATATCATCTTCGTGATATCGAGTGTTAATAATAACTATGGAGCCATTCGGCATAAGTCTGGTTCGTAAACCAGCTGGATACCACTCTTTAATGTAACGACGACCGGCTTCACTAAAAGCATCTTCCTCTGACATTACGTCATCAAGTAAAGCTACGTGTGCACCACGACCAGCTATCTGTGTACGAACACCGGCAGCTACATATACACCATTTTTATTTGTCTGCCATTTACCGGCAGCTCTAACATCGGATCTTAACTTGACTCCCTCAAATATTGATTGATAGTCTTGGTCATTCACCACATCTCTTACACTTCTACCAAAGTCAGAGGCTAACTGATCACTATGTGATACCGATAATATCTCGTGATTAGGGTGGCGACCAAGATACCACGCAGGAAATAATTTAGAACATATCAATGATTTAGAACTACGGGGTGGTAAGAATACCATCAACCTTTTAACTTCACCTTGTTCAACTTGTTGTAGCTTACGACTAATAACATCAATATGTTTACCCATTTTAAAATCAGCGACAAGCTTTGGGGCAAAGGCTTCTATAAAACCAGAGAAATTATCACGAACATTTTGGAATGCAAGGTGTCTAAGCTTGGCAATATCCTCGTCGCTTATAGATTCATTACTTTTTAGGTTCATTGTTTGACGATACAACTTTCAGACCAGCAATTTTTACCAATCGCTCTACGTCTTTCTTCTTGTCACCACTCTCAAAGCCAGTTGTCTTTACAGTCTGCTCCACTTTATCTACAAACATACCTAAATGTTTAGCAATATGCTCCATAGATTTGTTAGCATTTGTAAAATCACTGTCTTGCATAGCTTCATTGTAAACTTTTGCTAGTCTTTCAAGAACTTTTTCTTTTGTCCACGTAATTTTAGTTACGGCTTCGTCTTGATACTCTTTGATTCGCTCCATAACCTTTTCATTCTTCATAATTACCCTAGCTTTAGCCCTAGTTCGTGCATCATTCTTGTCTGGTTGGTACCCAGCAGCTAAATATGCTTTAACTTCGTCGCCGTGACCTGCAAATTCCATACAAAACTTTTCTTGCATAGCTGTTAGTCCACGAAATGTAGGAACTTTTACGTTATTGTCTGTTGGTTTCTCTAACATTCTCTTTTCATACTCCTTTGAGTTAGTTTTCTGTAGCCGTCTTAGTCTTCTGCGCTCTAGTTCGGCTTGTATTTCTTTTAATTCTTCGCCTCCTCCATATATTCTCGCTTCTCTTTTAACTTTATACAAGTCAATAAGCTCTTCTTCTGTCATTTTACCGTAAAGAATGTGTACTTTTTTTTCTGTCATAGTTTTAAATCTTTGAAGGGAGGACAATAACCCACAACTGTCTCTCCCTTCTCTTCATATACCAGGATCCCAAGCTGTAGGAGACAAGTGAAGCTTACATCCTAGTTAATTTTAGACAGAACTAGGTGGATGCGACTGGTTCTACCAATATAAACAAGGATTTGACAATATGCAAGTGTTTGTTTACAATGCATTTTATGAAACCAGAAGAGTTTTTATACCAACCAATGGTTCTTTTAGACCATCGAGTTATGGAATACCAATTCTGTATGCAGAATATCTCTCATCCTAAAGGACATTACACAGAGTTTGGTGTGTATGAAGGTAAATCTATAAATTATTTAGCCAGTTTAAATAAGAAGATTACGTTTCACGGCTTTGATAGCTTCGAAGGTTTACCAGAGCAATGGTTTATGGGACATAAAGTAATAGAAAAAGGACATTTTGCTGTATCAGAATTACCTAAAGTGGTACCAAACGTAGTCTTACACGAAGGTTGGTTCGAAGAAACCATACCGATTTGGAAGAAAGACCACAAAGAACATATATCTTTTATGAATATTGATTGTGATTTATATGAATCAACACGAACTGTTCTTGAATTGTTAAACGATCAGATAGTTAGTGGCACATTGATAAGGTTTGATGATCTATTACCGTCACCTATATCACCTTATCCTAAGTGGGAAGAGGGTGAATGGAAAGCTTTAAGTGAATGGTGTATAAAATTTAAACGTGAGGTCATACCAATGGCTCGATCTTGGAAACAAGGATGCATTATGAAAGTGGAGGTGTAATGGTTGAACGTATTATGGACCCTAACAATATTAGGGCAGATCATTTAGAGCGATATAACTTTGCTGTTAAGACATTAAAAGAACATAAACCAGAAACTATTCTAGATGTGGGTTGTGGTATTGGGTATGGTTCTGTAATTATGCATAACCTATTGTGTTCTACAATTGACTGTATTGATAAATCATCGGAAGCGCACGAGGTATTCGACGAGTCGTTTAGTCGTGATGTCGGTAAGGTTAACTACATTGTCACCGACATTACTAAGATGGAACCAAAGACGTTAAGACCCGCCTACGATGCTGTTGTATCTTTTGAGTTCATAGAACACGTACCACCAGAACTAGCACAAGATGTATTCGACCTAGCTGCAGAGAAGTCAAACATATTCATCGCATCATCGCCGAATGAATGTGTACGTCCACACAAACTCCCACCGATAAATGAGTTTCACTATAAGCACTACACCCCAGTCGAGTTCGAGGCTATGGGTAAACAAGCTGGATTCACAAATGTAGAATTCTTTTGCCAGACTAGTGGTAAACACTACACGGTTAGACCCGGCCTAGAGCAAGGGAAGTTTATGATCGGAGTTTTTACAAAGTAGTATGGGTACCCTAGATTTTAAACAAAGGGGCCATATTTATATTTATAGGAAAAATAATGAGTCCCTATTTTGAAGAACTAAAAGTTAAAAAATTTAATAGTCCAGAACTACACAACATAGTGTTTAATCCCGAAACAAAATGGATGCCTTATTTTGATTTCATAGCTACACCTATACCTATAGATGTGTTACTGAAAGATAATTTTTATTCGTGGTTGTACGAGCGCCACAAGTATAAAGCTGGTGTTTTAAAGATGGAGAGTAAAACTATATACAATTGGCACACTGATTCTAATAGAGGTGTGTGTATTAATTCAATGATAGAAACACCGAACACATCATATACTTTTTTTAGAAACCACTTAGATCTACGACACACAGTAATTGAATTACAATATTATCCTGGTTCTCGCTTCTTATTCAATAATCAAAAAGAACATATGGTAATAAATTATGAGGGCACTCGTATGATGTTAACAATTGAGTTTGAAGAAGATAAGAATGAATTAACTTACCTTGACTTGTTGCACGAAATAGAAAGTAATTATTATAAAACCAAATTTTAAAATCTGCTCATTTTGTCTATGGTAGATACAATAGATAGCAGAGCTGCAGCGTGTAATTTTTCTTGACCCCCATAACAAAAAGACCTCCCCCCATCTCTGAGAGGAAGTCTTTTTAATTTGTCAAGCTTAATCGTACTAAGCTTAGGCCTTAGGGTAAGCTTTGCCGTCTATGATCACATGAGTTTTAGTCTCTAAGCTTTCAGATCTTACAACCGGTTGCGACGGTTGTGACGGTTGCGACGGTTGAGGATCTTCCTTGACCATCTGGTTCTGAATCTGCCATCCTTGAGACGATCTCTTTTCCCATTCCATCACAATCAATACATCCTTAGCCCAACGGCTATCTTTAGCATCGAATAAAACAATTCTGGTTCTTATCGCTTCTGATCCTTCAGATCGAGAACCGACCCCAACAACCCTAAAGGTCATCGTGCCAGATTGTTTATGAAAGCATAGGTATATATCACCGATTGAAAGTGAGTGCGTATATCCTTGCTTGAATGGTTCAGTATTCATTACAAACTTAGTACCACCCGGAAGCTCTACATAATCGACCGTAGTGCCTTTAATGTTACATACTCTTAATTTCTTAATTGGGTATGTATTGTCTCCAACTGTTAAGCCGTTGGTAGTCGCTTTTTTATTTACTGCATTCATTTTATATCCTTTTGTTAGCAGTTGTTATTAATCTAATGTCAATATTTTGACACTAGGTATGGGGTCTTCCCATACTTGCATTATAGACTAAAGGAGATTTAATTCAAGCATAATCGTAAAACCCTTACTGACTAAGGCTTTTAGACCATAACCCTAAAAATGATTAACTTAAAATTTAAGATCATATCCAAATATTTAGATATTATACCTAGATATCTAGATTGTATAGCTATCATACGCAGAAGAGTAGCAATGATTTAGAATGATTCTAATTTAGATAATACACACACCTGGATCAACCCCTACTCATTTGTCAAGCACAAACTACCTAAGCTATACCCTAAACTATTTGCTGTTTAGCTAAGGTTATTTGTCCAGTTTCCTAAGCATTTAGCTTAATATAATCAATTAGTTAAGCTTAGTCCTGGATTTCCCTTAGCTTAGTTCGTTTTCTGGAAAATTCTCTTGCAATCGGTCGAGTTTTCGACTAGTCTGGAATCATCAGGAAATTTTCCGAAAGTTTTGGAGTATTTCTTGATTAATATTAATAACTTATACACTATTCTAGGGCATTCTATATTTCCTTCCCTTATCAGCTCTAGAATAGTGTACTTACAAAGGAGATAAATATGTCTATTTTAACTAAAGAAATACACG